TCCAGAAAATGTGCCTTACAACTTTGTGATTGTTGTTCAGCCATACTCAGCCACTATGCATAGTAGCTATTTAAATGGGAAACTACAGTACTAAGCTGGCGTTGTCAAGTGGAAAAGAGTGGGATATGTCTTATGCAAGTATGCAACGGTGTCCTTGATCTTATAGACATAAAAAGGGTCAATGGCATAAGCGTGGAGGGTATCGGCAATGGCTTCAATGTCCATTTCTCCTTCGCTAAACTGCTTGAGGCGAACATCACGGTATTCCTTGAAGAAACTGTTGGTATTGAGCATTGTGATATAACTAGCAACACTTTCGCATTTTCGATCGTATTTTTTAACGCTAACATCGCTTTCCAGTGCTTTTATGTGAGGTTCCGTTGGATCAGACTCAATAATACCATAGAAGTTATTGCCCAGTTGAGCAAAGCGTGACTGACCCCAATTGGATTCCAGCCCAGCCTGTGCCACGCTAAGGACAACGACCACACGCTGTTGCGGTGGAATGACCGTATTAAACGCCTGGGTACACTGAACAATGCCTTTAACAAACTCATCCTGATTGTCATATTTAAAATCATAATTACTAATAACAGTCTGGCATAGTAACAGCAACGTCGCGCATATTCCTGAAATAATATTCATCCTTTACAAGTTTACACCTTTCCTCACACAAAGTATAACACGCTTTACCGCCGGCAGCTTACATTTTTATTGCTTTTTTGTTAAGCTGTAAATACTGTCAATGTATGGAAGAAACAATCAGGATACTCTCAGACATGACAAAAAGGGACTTGGAAAGACTGTCTAAGTAACTTTTCCTTGGGGGCCATACTCTTTTAAAAAATCACGTAGCAGCCGGTCTTTATATATCTGCATTTTCTTTTCCCTTTTATCCTCCACCACACGCTTTCTAAACTTTGATGTTCGCAGCTCCTTGGCTACGGGGTTTTGTTTCTTCATGAGCACGTGCTCATAAGTATCATAACTAATAATATAATAACAATAATGTTAAAGATCACGGTATTTCCTCCTTATTTCCGCTAATTCTTTTTTTCTTTTATAATGGGCAGCTAAAGCAACCTTCCGTGTCTTTTCACGATTTTTTTCTCTATATTTTTTAGCGTATTCTTTTGCATCAAATGTCACTTTCCTGCTTCTCCCCAGTTCGGTCCGCGTTCCACGTCCACCTTGGAGGGAACAATCAGATCTTCAACACATGTTTCCATAATCTCTTTTATTCTATCAGCATCCTTGTCACTTGCTATGGAAAAATCAAGTTCATCATGAACCTGGATGTGCGCCAGGTACCCTTCCTTGTACAAGTTAAGCATTGCCTGTTTTGTCTGGTCGGCGGCTGATCCCTGGATCAACCGATTGAGCGCTTTGTAGGTCCAGGCTCTCTTGAGCATCTGGTCACCGTATTCGTTTTGTGCTTCCTTGAAAGGAAGCGCCTTGTGCACACCGAACGTNTTTGGTTCCCACATGTCAAAGCGGCATTTTCTCCCTCGAAGCGTGCGAAGGAAACCTTTTTTACTGGAAGCGTACATCGTCCTGTTCATCAGCTTTTTCACGAAAGGCACTCTTTCATGGTAGTCCGCCAGGAGTTCTTCGGCGTCTTCCTGATTAAGTCCCAGTTGTGACATTAGCTTTCCCTTTCCCATGCCGTAGAACAGTCCCAGATTGATTGTCTTGGCCTGCTTACGGGGGATGTTGGCCATCCCAGCCACCAGTTGGTGAAAGTCGGTATTATTATCTTCCTTGTAAGCTTCAACAAATTCACTGGCGCCAGGAAGTCCTCCTGAACGTTCCGATGTCAGAGCTGCATAGTGGACCACGAGCCGTGGTTCTTGCTGCGAGTAGTCAAAAATCCCCCATTCGCAATTCTTCTCGGGAATGAAGATGGAACGGATTAGCGGTCCCAGGATGGCGTGCCGTGCCGGGATCTGCTGGAGATTGGGATTGGAGTACGAGAAGCGACCTGTGACGGTGCCTCCCGCATCCGATCTCATTTGGTGTATGTCTGCGTGAATCCGTGAGCGGTGCGAAAACTTGAGGATACTTTCAATGAACGTGGTTCTTGCTTTATTAATCTCGCGCGCCTCAACAACCATTTTAGCGAGGGGACTGTCATGCGTTGCCAGAAAATTCTTATCAAATTTAGGCTTCCCCGTGGCAGTGCGATCGTAAGGGATCTTAAGCTTGTCAAAGGCTTTCGCCACCGATGCTGCAGCCCATATTTCCATATCCTGATTTGTGAGCTTTTTAATTGCGCGTAAAATTTTATTCTCTTGAGTCTGTAAATCATCTTTTATCTCCGTTGCTTTTGTAATGTCCACAGGGACACCTTGTTGCTTCATCTTAAAAAGAGCAGGAAACAAATCCGTTTCGAGTTCAAAAATGTTAGTGAGTTCCTGGCGTATTATTTCTTTGGAAAAGTGATGCCATAGACGCAGGGTAACGCCAGCATCCTGTTCAGCATATTCGCCGACATGGCTTGCCGGTAGTCTCCATAGTTCCGCCTTTGGGTCTAGACCCCACTGCTTGGCCGCTTCATAGAGCTGGGTTTCAGATTTTGACTCTTGTAAATAATCCTTTGTTAATGAGTTTAAATCAAATCTAAACCTATTCTCATCGACCAACGGTGCAGCGATGAGAGTGTCGATGATTTTTCCTCGGATGTCAATGCCTAAAGTCGACAGCCATCCCAGATCATAGAAAGCATTATGAAATATATAGCTTTTCTCGGTGTAGGAGCATTGTTTTTTTAGCCATTTGACCACAATGTCCTTGTCCATGTTGGGCGGTGTTTCGTGGGCTATGGGGTAGTATCCCTGCCAGCCCTCTACGGCTACAGCTATTCCCACCACCTCTCCTCGTCCTGCAATCCATCCAGGACCTCTTGTTTTTAGCTCTGGATCTCGTGTTTCGAGGTCAATGGCTATTTCCTTGTATTCCGAGAGATCGGGAAAGTGATCNGGCATTACCCATTCGCTGGGCATTTGGTGTACTTTGGGAAACCAGTTCATTTTTTTTCCTTGTTTAATTTTTTTATGTGCTCGGCCGTGAGGCGACCACGTCTATCTCCCTCGCTTTCAAATGCATCGGGAGTTCGTTCCACGATTTCCCCCGCAATAGATGCATACGCCGCCAGATCAATATAGCTGTCACGCTTTTGAGGATTGTGCATGCTTCGCGCAACCTTTACAAGTCCCATCATGATTGAAACCTGGTCAGGCCTTATTTTTGTTTCCAGGTAAATAGACCAGAGGTCCGCGATCCTTTGATGGTTGACAAGCTTGTCGCCATAATCCTTGTGGCGATCGCCACCAATTAATTTTTGAGCNTCTTCAAGAATGTCCTTGCAAATCATCTGCATTGCCTTTCGTAGTGAAAAATTGGTTCGTAGTTAAAGTGAGCGGGATCGGCGCGTTGCACAATGTACAGTTCCTCTTTTGCCCGTGTTGCGCCTACATAAAATACTCGTGCCTCGTCATCGCGTCCCTGCTGGTTTTCGATGGACGCCTTGTAGGGTCCGTAGGACAAGTCAGCCAGCAACATAACTTTTTGTCGTTCGCCTCCCTTGGATGCGTGAATGGTGGAAACCTCTATGCGTGGTTCCTCGTCAATTTTATTTCCCGAACGCAGAAGCGAACGGAGATAGGTAATTTTTTTAACGAGTCCCTTTGCGTTTAACATTTCATACCAAGCTGCCTCACGAGTATTAATTTCTGTTGTTTTATATGTGACAGTTTCTTTTAACCCATATTCTTTGATTAGTCTTTCTAAATCATAAACATCATCCTGGTCGCCCTTGAAGACGCCGTAGTTTCTTTTTATTCGTGAGCTGTCCATGTGCTTGTAAATAATTTCACAGACGACGCCTGACAGTTTTTCTCCGCGTGATAGTTTTGTCCAGCCTCTGATGGCGGTGATGTATTCCAGGTTCACAACGGACTTCCCGTAGCATTTATAAAGCCAGCCAAACTGTTCCAGTGCGTCGCATACCGACTTAACAATTTCGTGCGTTCTGCATAGAATTAACCATTCTCCTTCCTGAATTCCTTTGTTTAAAGGTCTGACATTTAAGACTTTTCTTATTCCTTCTTCCGGACGAGCCTTGTATTCTTTTGGAATGCGTTGGGATATTGACTGTGCAAGTTTTGTGGCAAGAGTGTGTACGCTTATAGGAATACGATACGATTCCGTTAAAGGTATAATCGTATTTTCATTATTACGATCAGCCATTCGAATAAAATGTTCAATGTCCGCTCCAGCCCACCTGAAGATGGCTTGATCGTCATCTCCCGCTATGTATGTTTCAAGCGCTCCAGACTTCTCCTGGATCATGTCCACCACATTCCACTGTTGTGCACTGAGATCTTGAGCCTCGTCAATGAACAGATATTTCAAGGGAGGAGGATTTTGTTTCTTGAGAAAGTTAACAAAATAATCAACATATTCATATTTATCCCTGTCTTCTTTAAACTTTCTTAAATCCAAATCCA